CAGCTTCTCTGACGGTTGTAGCGACTGCAAGAACTGAATCACGTTTTCGCTGCTCGCTATCCTGTTGATTTTTACTAAGTCTTGTCCCATTATAGTTTCCTTCCAATATTTTAGTAAAGTTTGCTTGTTTGAAAATCCAATCAAAGTCACATTTCCAATTGCGGTCATTAGCTCCCAGCAGGAACGGGGATTGAAGAATGAGATTGAAAACAGTCCTCACTGACTCTTTTCCATATTGGGCTATCCGGGCTTTTACAGCCTTTTTTCTCACATCGGTCATTGATTTTATCTGCTGGAGTCTATCTTTGAATGTGGAATTATAGTATTCCATCAATCCGCTGTAATCAATCTTTTCAGAAAGAGAGGGCGAAGAAAGCTTGTCTTTCTTTGATACTCCATCAGGAGTATTTTCTTTCTTTTGCTGGGAAGATATATCTATATACTCTCTTTCTTCTTCTTTCTTTGTATTTGTGCCCTCCGTGTGCCCTGATTTTTGCAAAAGTTCGGATTGCGGCAGATTGTTGTTCACAGACTGTGCCCCAAGTTGTGCCCTTAGCTGTGCCCATTCGGACTGTAATTCTTTGATTTTCTTTTCAATATCTGTGCCCTTGCATGTGCCCTTACTTGTGCCCATTGGATTATATTCTTCATATTTACATAGGGTTATAAGGTTCATTCCCTGATTGCACTCAACAGTTATCATACCTTTTTTCTTAAGATGCACAAGAAAGGAACGCACTTTCTTTTCAGACCATTTCCAGCGTTGAGATAAAAATCTTATGGATGCAGGATATTGACCTCTTGAATAAGAGATTTCTCGACCTCCGATACTCTCCTTTCGGGGCGTTGCCTCAAATCGTGCAGACTGGATTAAGTCTAACCACGCTTCACAACTGCTAAAAGTACGGGCTTCATTCCACATTTCATTCGAGAAAAACCTGCGGCTTAGCCTCAAAAATCCTTCGTCCATAATTTTAGAATCTCACGTTTGTTAATTGCCTTCCTTTCGAGTAAACTGCCCATTTCCCATTTCCGCTATCAAACAACCGTAAGTCCGACACCTCTCCGAAACGTTTGATATTACCACATAAATCCACAATCCAGCCACATTCTTTGGAAGGATGTGGGCGGATGGCACGACCGACTATCTGATACCACATAGCAAGTGACATTGTAGGACGTGCCATAACGACTGTATCAAGTTCCGGATAGTCAAAGCCGGTGGTTAATACCCCGACATTCGCCACTACCGAAATTTCACCAGCCTTGAACGCTTCAAGTATCCTTTCGCGCTCACCTTTTGGGGTGTCACCCGAAACGATTGCGGCTCCGGGTATAGACCAGGTAAGCCGCTCCGCTTCTTTCAGAAAACGGGTAAATACCAAAATACCTTTCCGTTTTCCTCCGGCTTTGGGATTCATCAGCCTTTGGACAATATGAACGAGATAGCCGTAAAAGTCTATCCGTTCATATTCTCTCTGAACTGACCTATCCGTGTAGTCGGCACCAGTGGTATTTACTTTCAAATTGAGTTCGTTCCATCCCGAAGGATTCATTGGATAATAATTTAGTTTTGCTAAATATCCCAAATCTAATAGGGTTGATACCTGTACATGGTAAATGACCTCTGAAAAGACATGAGGCTTTGTCCGGGTGATGAATTTCAGCATAGAGCCGAAATCACGGCTAGAGCTTAAACGGTATGGTGTTGCAGTCAAGCCAAGAACCTTGCACTTTACCGCATCAAAGAAATCCTTGTACATTCCCTCTTTAGGGTTTACAAGGTGGCATTCATCAACAATGATGTTCTTGAAGTGGGTAAACAGCTCAGGATGATTCTTCACACTGCCGATGGTGGCAAATGTTATCCGGCTTATTTCTTTTGAGTTAAAGGATGCTGAATAGATACTGCAATCAAGAATACCGTATGAACAGAGTTTCTTGAAATTCTGTTCGAGTATTTCCTTCGAGGGCTGGAACACCAAGGTATGACCGTCAAGCCTTGCGGCTATATCCGCTATGATAAGCGACTTTCCGCTGCCCGTAGGTAACACCATAATGGCATTTGTTTTCTTCGCCTTATTGTTAAAGAAAGAAACGGCAGCATCAGAGGCTTTCTGTTGATAATCTCGTAATACATAACTCATAAACCTTTCTCCTTTCGTAACTTCTTATTAAGTGCTTTGTAATACTTGATTAGCTGTTCGTACTCAAAATCAGTCATTTTGGAAGTGCTGGCAGCTTTCACTTTTAGCAAATCAAATTTCTGTTGACCGATTTTAGCAATTAGATTCACCCGATAGCCTTCCAAATGATCAGCTTTGAATCTGTTGCAGTGTCGGCATTCGGCATGGCAATTATTCTCATCAAACCGTGTTGCCAAATGTGTACGACTGAAATAGTGCCCGCAGTCCGCTTGTGTAAGCGGCTTTATCTGTCCACATGATATACATCGGAAGGAACCGTTTGGCATACAATCACGAAGCCGGATGAAAAGGGAAAACTCCTTGTCGAGTTTAGCTTTCAAATCCGGCTTCTTCTTTACTGTTACCCCTGCTTTATCAAACAAGGGTAAAGGCTTGTCTTTCTTCTTAGCCTTTTTCTTTATGTAGTACATACTTTCTGATTTACCTAATTAAAAGCCCCGAAGCGTATTCTCCGGGGCACAACCATTATTTAAGACCCGTGCCATTTATGTGTGGCTCACATTTATGAGGGGCGTGACAGAATCGAACTGCCCTCCTCTACAATGCTGCGCATTACATTAGTCACACCAGCCAAACGCCCCATATTCACCTGCCCAATCTTCACAGACCGAGCAGGCAGGTTAACAAAGTTATTCCATATAAGCCATTGAAAACTCTTTCGGAATAAAACGCCCGACCGGGATAGGTTTAGCAGATTCAATGGCTGTATGGATTTCCCTCTTTCTGAACTCATGTCCCTTTTCTTTGGCTTGTTTCTCACATTCTTCCTCTTTGTTTTTGAGATAGTGGGTAATAAGCATCATCGCTCTGTCAACGTTGAAGGTGTTCACGACAAAAGTCTGAACTCTCTCGTCTTCATTCTCCCCATCCGTGAATGTGATTTTCGTCTCAATCTGGTAGAATTTCTTTTCATTCGGTTTAGATTCTTCGTCACTATCTTCCATCTCATCGTCCATTTTGTCAACGTATTCTGCCATAGTGATTTCATTTTTGAGATAGGCAAGCGAAGCATCGTCAACCTTACGTTCTTTCAAGTTGTCAGTAAGAATCACGCAGGAATCGAACTCCTTTATCATTGTCAAGGTGAACCCGAACATATAGTTTAGTTCGATGTAATCTTTCAAGATACTACAAGTATTCTCCAATCCGGTGGCATACAGCAGGAACTTATGTTTCTTGTCACCTATTTGCGCTTGAGCGATGTACGGATATAAAACGCTGTTCTCATTCTCGAACGCCAAACGGTTCTGGTTGCTGACTTCCACTTCCTTGATACCGTCTGCTTCCATACTGAAACGAATTTTCGCCAAAGTGTCTTGGTCTATCAGCGTGCCACGGTCAAAAAGAATTTCATTCCGTTCGATGGTTACTGTTTCACCTGTATCTTCATCAATGAAAGATTCCTCCCATGTTTTGAGGACACGTTTTGCAAGGTACATGTTGAGCATCTTTTTCGGGTCAGATGTCACATACCTGATTTCTGTTTTTCTTGTTTCTATCATAACTAAATAAATTCTTGATTTCTTTGTATTTCCTGCTGTTCCTCAAATTTCCAACAATATCCACCTGCTGTTTTTCTTTTGTTGTTACAACATTGTGAGATATTTTGAAAATTTATGCCGGTATCTCTACAAGCGTCCATTAATGTCAAATGTCGCTTTATAAAAGCTCCATTCTTATCTAATTGAATAACTACTTTACCTTGAGATACGGCCCTTCTTCTTTGGGCAGTACCATAACTCAAATTATAAGCGTGAGTACACCATTCCAAATTAGACAAGCTGTTATTGCTTTTGTTTTCATCTTTATGATTTACAACTGAATACCTATGAGGATTGGGTAAAAAAGCCTCTGCTACTAAACGATGAATGTTAAGTGTATGTGAGCGTCCGCCTTTGAATAGGTTTACACATTTATATCCACATCTATCTTGTAGTTTAAGGATATGCGGCTTTTTCTTCATTAATTCACCATTTTGTAGTCTTACGTAACTGCATATAGATTTAATTCTACCCCTGTCTGATACTTGATATAAACCTTCATATCCGACAACATCTTTCCATATTTCTGCCATTATAAATAATCTTTATTTCGTCCAATCTCTATTTCCATTAGTTGAATCAATCTATCTTCATCAGCAGAAGGTAAATATATTCCGCATTCAGCACTTGCCCAATTACGAAAACGGGTAATACTTGTACTCATTTCTGCACTATCTAAATCAGCAGAGCTGCGCAATATCTTTATCCGTCCCAAATACTTGTCGTCTCTCTCACGAATGAAAATGGATGGATTAACAAGCTTTTTATAATACTGTTGCTTCACCCACTCCAACGTGTTTCCGGTCTCACACGCAAAGTAACCTAAAATCACATGCAAATATTTATTGCTTTGCAGGCTTCTTTTAGGCTTTTTCTCTGTGAGTTCTACAACCTTACCGCTTTCTGCGAGCTTTGCAGAACGAGCCTTAAATTGCTCTTTCTGCAAAGGGTTTGAAGTATCGTAAAGGGACATACGCTAAAAAGGCAAATCATCCTTTACATTGCCATTAGCATCAACCGGAGGCGGGAAATTCTGCGGCTGTTGCTGATAAGTCGGCTGAGGTGTAGGTTGTTGTATCGATGTTGTCTGTTGGGATTGAGATACACCGCCACGCGCTTCTATTTTATAGCATCGAATGGATACCATACGTTTGAATTCTCCGTCTTGATTCGTCCAAGAACGCCCTTGTAAGACAAATGATACAGTAACAACATCACCCTGATTAAAGCGGTCAAGTTCTGTACACTTGTCACCCGAAAACTCTAAGGGAATAATGTTCTCATACTCGCTACGCTCTCCCGTATAAGGGTCGTAAGTGGTAGCATCTAAAATAAACTCCCGTTTTGTAAATGAGGAACCACCGTTTTTGGATGGTATTTGAACGGTTTGTCCGATTTCGATTATCCGTCCGGTTATTTGGTTTGCCATTAATTTTCTCCTCCAAAAATCTTTTTATCGGTTATAAGTTCTCTGTTTTCTTCCAAAAACCGGATAAATTCCTCACAATGATTAGTGAGAATAGGAATATCACGTTCTGGATTGAAAACGTATGTTTCTGTATAGGTATCTACCACAAAACCGCCTTTATTGAACTCTACAATGTTGTACTCAAATATCCGTACATCCGAACCGTTCTTCATCAAAGCGTAAGGATAAACCAAATGTTGATGGTGGTCTTTGAACTTCCCTACGGTATAGCTTCCAGTTGTTTTGATGTCGTGGATGCTGGCCGGCATCAGCTCGTCAATCACCCCATAAACCAAAACATTGCCGTATGCGGTTGAAAGAATCGCTTCTACCCTTTGTTGGGTCAATGCTCCTTTGAAGTAACCGGCGAACTCTCGGCAAAGTGAGATTGGGAAAGTAAAAACACGATTATTATAGGTAACTCTCAAACCTATAACCTCGTTGGTCTGAACCTCATCGTAATACAAAGGTTTACCTGTTTCGTCACAAGCTCCTTCGCGTATTGCCTTATATACCTTTTCAACCTGCACCGTTTCGGATTTCCGATTTTCAACCATACAGTCAATAACCTCATTAAAGGCTGTTCCCTTGTCTGCCGCTTCGCTGTCGAATGGCCTGCGGTTAATCCGGTCTATCAGTTCTTGAAACTGCTTCTGCCGAAACTCTTCTTCCGTATATGGTGGATTCTCACTCCACCCATAATAACGCTCATATATGACATCGCTATTAAGGTAATTGAAGTAAGAATCCAACAATGTTGCATATATACGATAGTTAGGCTGCATCTGAGTAGATTTTAGTTTCCTTATTGAATACCAGTCCCAAAGCCTTTACCTTTGCAGCAAACAAACTTCTCGCCATCATCAAAGAACTACCAACGTGTTCAAACTCATTGATATGTGAAGCGAACTCATTAGCGGAGTTGGCATCGGTGATAAATTCAATGCTTTCTTTTATTTCTTCTATCACCTTGTCATACTTTTCCTGCGCTTCCTTCTTGGCAGCAAGCATACCCAAATACGAATTGATTATCTTGGCGGTGATAAAGTCGTTCTTTGCGGTTGGATTACCATTCTTGTCAAGGATGGTAGGAACTTCCATCACTGAAGGAAGATTGCATGTATTCTTACCGTCATTTCTTGAAGTCGGGTCAAAAGTTATAGTGCGTCTTTGAACACCTCTTTCGCTTTTCATTTCAAGATAGCCGAGCAAATCCAGTTCGGTAACGATGGAGTTGTAGGACTTTTCACGCAAGGCAGGGATAAACACGGTATCATCACCTTCTTTCCGTGTGTCGCGATGGGCAACGAAAATGATGTGCTTGTTAAGCCCCGAAAGTGTTCGTGTCATCCATGAAAACTCCGCATTGATACCACTCCAATCCCTGATAGACGGTTGGCGGCTGCCACATTTATAAGTAATGATGAAATCCATCATCTTACCGATAGTATCAACTACAATGGTCTGATAAGCAGACAAATCCTCCTGCAAGACCTGTTGAACATCACTCCATGAAGTGACCTGTACGGTATCTATGTTTTCCAAATGCGCCATATTCATACGCTTAACGCCATTATCGAAATCCAATAATAACGGTTTCGGTGCGCTCAATGCCACTGTTGATTTTCCCATACCAGCTTGGCCGTAAATCATCATTTTCACTGTGGTAGGGATTACTAATTCATTTGATTTTTTGATAAGACTCATAATAGTAAAATTTAAAGGGTTAATTATTCTCTTTCTGTAGAATAGCATCTACATCACTTTTTCGGTACAATCTCTTACCTCCTATTTCCAACCTGCACAAATATCCAATTTTATGCCATCTCCATAAGGTTGACTTATCGGTATGTAGAATCTGACTTGCCTCTTTAATGGTTAAGTAGTCCTCTTCCGGTCTGATGAAAGAGTCCCTAATACTTCTCACAGTCTTTTTTACAAGATGTTCTGCGAACTCTTTCAAATCAGTGGACTTTATTGTCAAAGTAACATTGGCACCACTATTTAAAATATCCTCCATGTTCATTCTCTTACCCTTTCTATATGTTCAATTCTAAATCTTCGTAACCTCCTCATATCACCTTGTTCGTGGTAAAGTGACAAAGAAAATATACACAGTAAGCAACATGCGACGGACACACGGACTATAGGCGAAAAATCCATCGTGAGCCTCACACCGGCTATCCGTTCATAAAGCATTGTTGCAAGTTCTCTCCCATTCCGTACATGCAATATTTCAAAAGCCTTTTGCAATTGGTTATTAATCGTGCTAACCGCCCGGCATTTAAAATTGGCGATTTCCTTTTTCTCATACCCTTGTGCATACATCCGTGCTGTAATCTCGCATTCAGGGGTGAGTTCTGTGAATACCCGTTCCATAATCGTGTGAGTTAGATGACTATGACTCCCTTTTTACAACGACAATACCTTTTTTCGGATAAGACTTTGAAGCCCATTTTTTACCCTCAAGAAGATGCTTGGCATTTAGAAGTGATACGTTGTTGCGGATTGTCTCAAGTGAAGATATAGGCAGCTCTATCGTGGCTCCTCTCTTCATGTTTCTCATTTTCTCTTTACTTTCTACTTTTTCCATAAATGTTATATTAGAATGATTGGTGGGCGTTGACGGACTCGAACCGCCAGTCTCCTCCAATGAGGTGTGTTAACCATTACACCGAACGCCCCAATAAGAAAGGTGCGCTATCTTCACAGACGGCACACCCAGTACAAACACAAAATAAAACACGACAAAACAGTTTATACTAACACTTTTTACGCAACTCCATACCGGTTATCACTGCGAGTATAACAGACAAAATAAATATTGTGGATGTCAATACAATCCCCGCCATGTATAGAGGACCATCCTTTATTATGGAATTGCATAACATCATTGTCATACACAGCAGTACAAGCAACGAAAAAGAGAACATAATTATCTTCATAACATCGTCATTGCAACCAGTTCATCGCTATAGAATTCTACAAAATCGTGCTTTCCGAACTCTACCATTACTTTATCCCCATTGATGGCGCAAATCGCCCCAATCTTGCTTTCCCATCCGGGATGTTTACACTTAACCGGCATACCTATATATGGCATACGTGATTTATACATACTTTTTCCCATAATCGTGTGATTTTAAATTTTACCGCCCGTACAAGGATGAGGTAAAGCGGTGCGCACTTCGCTTTGCCCGTGGCTTTTAGTACGGTAGTAGCACTAACCTTTGCTGCGGTTGTGCACCCTACCCGATTCTCGCTATCGGATGCCAGTCTTTAGCTGTCAATAGGGCTATATTGTCGATGTGCGTGTCGGTCGCCTAATCCGTCATTACTTACACCTCAAAGACTATGGTTACACATCTATTAATTGTTAAACATTGCACAGCTCGCAAGCCCCAACTTGCTTATGTGCGTTCGTTATCTTTGGTTGGCAAAAACGGCTTATGAATTACACCGTAATTGCTTTCACAGACTTATCAAAGAACCAATCAATAGTACCCTACCCGATTCTCGCTATCGGATGCCAGTCTTTAGCTGTCAATAGGGCTGTCGTGCGTGATATAATCGTGTGATTAATCATCGTAAAAGAACTTCTCGCCCGGCTTTCTGAAAAGCCTATAACTTGCATACAAGCAGCCTAATACTATCAATGCCTCTATCATACAGCCATTCTATCAAGTTGAAACTCTATGTAATCAATCTCTTCTTGAATAACCTCTAAGGCCTCTTCTTTGGTATCGGTATTACAGAAAGCACAAGCCTCTGTGTCAGACATCTTATCAACTCTATCAAGGTCTATACAAGCCTTATCTAAAGCCTTTTCAAGCCCGTAGGCTTCTACACTGTCACATACTCTAAACTGTCTCATATCAGGCGATTTTTAAAAGGTTAGCTTTCTTAAAGCATCTGAACTCTTGGCGTTCAGTATCATAGTAAGTTTGAACGGTGTCGTTCTTCTTTCTGTTGTCAGTACCAGTGACGGCAGGCATCAACTTTTCATTTAGTGTACCGTAGGCTTCTCTCACAGAACCGTCCACCTTTTGAAAATAGAATTTCACAATCTTGCTTTTCATCTGCAATTTCAATTTCATGTTAGCCCAAGCGCATTTTAATGCTTCTGACATCGTGAAACCGTTCTTGCGAACGAACTGCCATGCAAGGCTCATAACTTCATGTAAAAAACTCTTCGTGCTCATAATCGTGTGATTTAATATGTTTATACTATTTGTATCATCAATCATTTAGTTTATCTTTGCTACGTGATTGAATGATGATGCAAATATACTAGAAGTTCTATATCTAGCATAGAATTTCTAGTTAATTATTGTAAATATGCTAGATTTTCTATAATCAAACCTAGAATATCTATATGACTTTAAAAGAAAGAATGTTCTATCTAATTGAAAAAGAAGGACTTAATCCAAATCAATTTTATACCATCTCTGGATTAGGAAATGGGTACTTAAATAACGTAGGTGAAAGTTTCAGAAAGCCAACGATAGAAAAGATAAAAAAAAGCTTCCCGCATTGGAATATGGACTGGATTCTTTATGAAAAAGGAGAGCCTATTTCCAATATATCTAAAGAAAATATAGAAATTCTAGAAGCCATACCATTAAACCAAAACTATATTATAAACGTACCATTAGTAAATCAATACGCACAAGCAGGTTATTTATGCGGATTTCAAGATGCTGCATATATAGCTACACTACCTACTATACCTTTTATAATAGACCACGAAGCTAAAGGAAACTATGTAGCATTTGAAGTAAGAGGTGACAGTATGAATGATGGAACTGAAGAGAGTTACCTTGAAGGAGACAGACTTCTTTGTAGAGAAATAGCTCCATATCTGTGGGCAGAGTCTAAATTGCATATCCGGAAATGGGATTTCGTTATTGTACATGAAGACGGAATTTTGGTAAAACGAATAATAGACCATAATGTAGAAAATCATACTATTACAATACACTCTTTGAACGATATGTATCCTGACAGAGTTATTGATTTGGCAGAAGTTAGACAAATCTTCAATGTGATAGAATTGCAAAGGCCAAGAAGAAGATAGTTTAAAAGTTTAATATACAAACTATTAAAACTAATACTATGAAATTCAATCAATACACATGGAACCTATATAAGCAATCTTCTGACGGACAAAAAGCTATTAAGGAGTTTGAGGAACCATCCAACAATGATACGATGATGGATTTGGTTTTCAAATACAATCCAAGAATGAAGTTATGGTTTAATGATGACAAATCCAGACTATCCATATCAAACATCAGTGAAAGCTTATGGTGTTACAATATCTGCGAATTTCCAGATGAGGAAAGACCTAATACACTGGAAGAAGCGAAAGAAAAGTATGAAGATGTTCTTTTTCGTGGGTTAACAGACAATGATGAAGTACTAATACCAGTCAACGACTATGAAATGATGTTGAATAGCATAACATGGACATCATTCTTATTATATTATTTTGCACCAGAGTTTTTCTTCCCTAATATATTTATTTACCGTTTCTTTGATTTACATAAGATAGCAGATATGTTTGAGATAGATTTACCGTCTATCCCAAAGAAATCAAACTATAAGGCGAGATGTATGTACTACTGGAGTTTATGCGAAGTGTTTTATCGATTTAGGGCAGAGAATGAGCTTTCTCCAGCAGAATTATGCGCTTTCCTATATGACTTTGCACCCAACTTCATGCCCCAAAAAGAAGCAGACGTTCCACAGCCAACACAAGCATGGTGTATCGGTGGATTGATTGATAAAAATGAATTATTTAGAACTACTTTTTGGCAAGCGAATCCAGAAACAAAGAAAGGCGATATTCTCATTCATTACGAAACCGCTCCAATTAGTGCAATTACCCGAGTATGGATAGCCCAAACAGATGGAGTGATAGACCCATTCTTTCATTACTATGGAAACACCTACATAGGGAATAAAATTGATATTCCACATATCAGCCTGAAAGAACTCCGAGAAGATAAATACTTCTCCAATCATCCGCTTGTTCGCAAGAACTTTCAAGGGGTAAACGGATGGTCAATGAGTGGCGCGGATTATTCGGAACTCCTGCGAATGATAAAGGCAAAAGGATTTGACACTGATGTTCTGCCCAAACTATACGTTCCGACATTACCTAAAGGAATAGTTATAGAGTATGAACATGATGTGGAGCAACTGTTATTAGAGCCGTTATTAAACTCTATGGGATGGTATGAAAAGAAAGACTTCATCCGGCAGTTACCTATTCAAGCAGGGAGAGGACATCGGGTGTTCCCGGATTACGCCTTGCACTATGACAACAAACCGGACGAAGAAAAAGCGAAAGTTCTGATTGAAGCCAAACTTCACATGAAGAACAACCAAGACATAGAAGCAGCCTTCTTGCAAGCACGTTCATACGCTCGGCTATTAGGTTCTTCTGCTATTGTCTTATGTGACAAGGACTATTTACTTGTATATGAGAAGAAAGATAACTTCGACCGGGACAGATACAAAAAATATCATTGGGGAGAATTTGAAAACCCCGATGTGTTTAATGAATTAAAGAACAAACTAAATATCTAAGATTATGAAGAAGATTTTATTTTTAATGGTGGCTGCTGCATTAGCGATAGTTGGGTGTAGCCAAAAACAAAAAAGCATTTCTGATATGACCCCAATGGAAAAAGAAGTATATGTAGATAGTCTCGTTAATGTTGCATCTGGAATAGATGGAGTTACATTGAGAGAAAATAGAAAAAACGCACTCGAAATTCTACGCAAAGAATATCCAAACCTCGAAAATAGATGGAAAAGAATGGAGGAGTGTATTAACAATATGGAATTATATTCAGAATAAATAAAACAATAATGCTATGGTTGACTTTCTAACCATCATACTCCTAATATTCGGAGTACTGCAAATCATCCTCTTCTTCAAGGTATGGGGAATGACGAATGACATCAAAGAGATAAGGAACAAGTACCTTAAAGACGAGGATGAGAAACGAAGACAAAAAGCAGAATACGACCCAACTCCCAAAATCAGCGGTGGGGTTAAAACAACAATATAGCCGGAATTATTTCCCGGCTTTTTCTTTCCCTATTCGCGAGTTGTGCAAATGTTGTGCAACTATCATAAAAAGAAAATGCTAACAAGTTGTCAATGAACCTATTAGCATTTTTTCTTGTGATTCCGTTGCGATTCGAACGCAAGACCCACGCCTTAGAAGGGCGTTGCTCTATCCAGCTGAGCTACGGAACCAGCCTTAATTGCGGTGCAAAGGTACGCTTTTTTACGAATATTGCAAATTTTTGTATCACCTTTTTTCGTTACCTATGTATAAAAGGCTCATTTGCTACATAAAAAGTAATGATTAGTTACCTTTACAAACAAGATACACGGTATTTATATACAGATGTATTAAAACATTTTGCAAATTATCAATGTTACTAATTATAAAAAGTAAAAATATGGAGGAATATTCAAGTAGGAAAAGTAGCATTGACCCGAAAATGAATGAAAGAGTAATAACAACTAAATTTTAAAGAGATGGAATGGGAAAATCAGTTGATACAGGAATTGCAATGGTCAAATAAAATCAGCAATAAGGCGAGTAAGGAATTGGTAGCCCAGGAGATTGCCGGACTGGCCAAAGACGGTGATGTCATAGGAGCAGGCTCCGGCTCTACCGTTTATCTCACTTTGTTTGCATTAGCTCAACGAGTTAAACAAGAATCTTTGCATATAGAAATCATTCCGGCATCTGCCGAAATTTCGATGACATGTATACAGCTTGGCCTGCCGCAAACTACTCTGTGGAATAAGCGTCCGGATTGGACATTCGACGGTGCAGACGAAGTGGATCCGCATAATAACCTCATCAAAGGACGTGGTGGAGCCATGTTTAAGGAGAAGCTCCTAATTAAAAGCAGTGGTAAGACTTACATCATTGTCGATGAGAGCAAGCTTGTCAGCAAACTGGGGAGCAAATACCCCATACCGGTAGAAGTATTTCCACATGCTCTCTCCCATGTGGAAAACGAGATACGCTTATTGGGAGCTTCAAAAATCAGCCTACGTCTTGCAGAAAGAAAAGACGGTCCGGTATTTACCGAAAACGGTAATTTCATTCTTGACATTCATCTCAGCAACATTGTTCCTGATTTGGAACAGAAACTGAAAGCCATTACCGGGGTTATCGAAAACGGGCTGTTCATCGGTTATGATATTACAGTCCTAATGGCAAACCGCTGATGTACCAAAGTACAAATAAGGCAGTCCATGCCAATAGAATGACTAAAGAATATCTCCAAGTATACTTCAGCAGTGAACCATAAGTGGATTGCCTATCATATTGCTGCATATAGGTCAAGACAAGTGGCATGTAGAACATAAAAGGTGTTATGGCATTTGTTGCACTGTCACCTATACGGAACGCACATTGGGTCATATCCGGCGAAATGCCCATACTTGCCAATACCGGAACAAAAATGAAAGACATGAAAGCCCATTTAGCTGTGGCAGATACCATAAAGAGATTGACCAGCGCCGTAAAAAGAATGAAGAGAATCAATATCCATAAACTACTCAAAGAGGCGGAGGACAGCAGATTAGCGCCTAAAATGGCAATGCACTTGTCCAAGTGGGAATATTCAAAACAAGCAAACATCTGTGAGGCAAAGAAAGCTATCACAAAATAAACGCCCAGCAGTTTCATCGGCTGCGTAAGTCCTTCTATCACATCACCGTCCGTACGGTATCGGCCGGAGGCAAAACCATAGACCATCCCCATCAAACCTATTCCAAACGAAAGCAAAAACAGAATACCGACTATAAACGGAGAACGAATCAACCCACCATTGACACTCCGCAATATCCCCCATGAAGAGAATGTAGCCCACAGAATAATGGCAATATACAGCAAGCCTGCAAATACAGCTCCCAACATAGCTCTCCGTTCCTTGCGGGACAATTGTTTGTAGCCATTAAAATGAATATCCCCTGCATACACTCCCAAGTGCGGCAACAAGCTCCTGCGGGTAATATGATAAATGATGAATGCAAGCAGGAACGTGGAAACGAAGAGAAAATAATAATTGCACAACGGTCCAGTCTGCCCCGGAGCAATATTCATCCTATCAGCCGCTTCTTGCGTTACAGAGGCAATCATGGGGTCTAATGTACTCAAAAACACATTAGCGCTATAGCCACAAGAGACTGAAACATAAGCTGTAATTATACCTCCAATGGGGTGCAGACCGACAGACTGGAACAAAGTTGCAGCTATCGGCAACAGAATGATATATCCTGCATCTCCCACTATATTGGACAACAGTCCTAAGACAATGACCAGCAGAATAATGCGCCAAGGATCACGTGGACGTCGTACCCCCCTGCGAATACATGCATCGATGAAACCCGAATGCTGTGCCACCCCTATTCCGAACATAGCCACAATCACCAGCCCTAATGGAGCGAATCCCGTAAAATTGGTTATGACATGGCGCAGCAGCCAGCGTATGCCCTCCGGACTCAGCAGGCTCTGCACCCGTATTTCTTCTCCAGTCTGCGGTTGCAGCACGCTCAGGCCATAGACATCGAATATCCATGAAAGGAGGATGACTGCCAGCGTCAGCAGGAAGAACATCGTAGCGGGATGTGGCATTCGGAGTTTACTCATCGTCGGCTTCCAGATTGTCTATATTCAAGATTCGAAGTTCCAATGCGCGCACCACCAGACGAGTGGCATTCACCCCCACCCGTTCACTAGGCGGGAAAAGACGGCCGACCAAGTCATTCTGCCGTTTCTCCAGCGACTTGACTCCAAAAGGCATTCCCCTAAGATTGGCAATCATTTCTTTGGTATAGCCCAGTGCCAAATGACGGAGGAAACGCTCGTCATACTCATCAATATCATAGCTTATGATTGCTTCCTGACGTTTTGCATCATTCAGGACAGATTTCTTGAAGCGTTCCACTATCTTCTCCAGTATCGGATAGTTAAAGACCAGCTTCTTGCCGTCCATCACTGCCTGCACATCGGTTTTGGTCAGCAACTCTCCGGTTTTCAGGATAATGCCGTCAGCGCCGGCTTCAAGTACGTCCACCCATAACTTCTCATTCAATATTTCTCCCGTGAATATCAGCACATGTACTCCCGGATAACGCTTGAAGATATTCCGGCAGATGTCCACCCCGATTGTGGTCGAACCTCCCAGTCCCAAGTCCAGCAGAACAAGATCCGGCACGCCGGCTTCAATCAATGTCCAGAACTCCTGCTCAGTCATAGCAGTACCTATTACCTCCGCATTGGGAATTTCATGGCGGAAAATCTCTTCCGTCCCTTTCAGCTCCAACTTGACATCTTCAACGATGATTACTTTAAATTTTTTGTCTTCCATATTTCATTTTTTCGGTAGCGTAAAATATATTGTAAAACCTCCTTCCTTTCCCGGTTCGGCATTGATACGGCATCCCCGGCGTCCGGCAAACTCGTCATGGTCGCGGATAATCTGCTTGCACACCAGATATTCCGTACCATACAGTTCTCCTTTCTCACCGGCCGTCATGCGGGACAAGTCGGGATAGAACAATTGGTTCAATTCTTCACGGGTCTTTTCCCTGCGCATATCTATAAACAGAAAACGTATAAATTCCCCATCTTCCCGGGCCGACAGACAGACAGCTCCATCCAGAGTTACGGAGCAAGCCTCGTCTATCAGGTTTTCAAGCAGGAAACGCAACTGGTTCCAGTCACCGGTAATCCGTCCTTCCAACGGTTGTATCTTAAAATCAATATGCGCCTTGTTTCCCTTATACACTTTGCGGAAATATTTCCCGGCAGTAGCCATAAGTTCCGGCACAGATATTGTCGCACGCCTGAAAGTCACCTCTTCCAACTGGCGGGAAGCGCATGAACTGAGTGTCGTAAAGATACCTTTGTAATACTCTATCAATTCGCTGATGGCAACCACCGTTTCCCGCTCCTCCGCTTCTGTCTGTTTGCCGGACCGCAGTTTCCCTATCAGCTGCTTTATCTTGTTCGGATAATAAATCGTTTCATGCTTGATGGTCGAAAGACAATTATCCAGCACCATGTTCTGTACATGCAGCAAACTGTCTTCCCAGGAAGCTCGCCGGGCTTCATCTTGAGCCACTTCGATGTCCCGGTATTTCGTAGCCAACTTAACCACTGCATTGAAGATTACAATGGAGACATAACGGGCTATCAGTTCCAAAAGCAAATGGTCGGTCTCCTGCTCCGTACCTTCCCTGCGTTCCAGACACAGCACACCTATGCAACGACACATATTTCCCGCATCCACAACAAGCGGCAATGTTTGTATACCCTTTTCCGATATGTACTCTTGCTGCTCAAAGCAATTCTCCATATATTTCCTCCAGATAGGCAACTCGTCCACGGCGGTATCTTCCACTGGATTGGAAGTGTATTCCAGCTTATGTGTAGTCTCGTTGTATACAGCTATGCTTAACCGGTCGATACTCAAAAGTTCGTTCACTGCATCAAAAGCGGAACCTACAATCTGCCGCGGGATTTCCTTCAATGTATCCTCCTCACGCTGCAACATTTCCTCCGTATCCGAAACCGGCAACAAGGAGGCATTGAACACCTTTCCATTAATTTCCAGTACTTGCTCCAGATTCCAGCGGTTCACCAGACGCTTACGGAAATAGAGTATGTAATATCCCGACAGTAATACGAACAGCAAAACCACCGCCAGCAAAATGCCCACCATCTTGTTGTTGGTGGAACGCTCCAGCTGCCGGCAATATTCTTCCAAGGATTGGTCTTCTCCCAACAGTTTGTATAAGGTAGTGTAGGCAGCATTATTATAACTATAGTCATCCCATTGCTTCAATGCAAGAAATGAGACAGCCGCTTCATTCCTGATATCCAGAATTACATGGAAATCCGAATTGAACATCTGGTTCCACCAATCCAGTTCCGCAGGCGCCCCGTCTCCCGTCAGCGTCATATAGCGATGTATAGGATGGGCGTATTGCTTGTAATGTTCGTTCAGGCAATACATTGCCGAATCTATGTATTGTAAAGCCAGTTCGTATTCTCCGTCTACATTGCAGTAATAAGCTTCATTGGCATAATCGGAGGCTTCGTCCAGCAAAGCTTCGTATTCATTCTGTGCAAGCAGTGCCAAAGAATCCGGTAACACCTCTCCGGAAGCAGGCTGTTCCACAGCATGCCGGCAGGATGACATGCACAAAGACAACACGACGAGCAACACCGACACGGACTTACGGATACCGGCAGGCAGACGGAAATAAAAACGGCTGCCTTTTCCCAGCCCGCTCTCCACATTGAACAGACAGACCTTGAACAAATCATTCGTCTTGCGATATTTTTCAATGATGCCCTTACAGTTCATCAGTCCAAAGCCACTTCCTTTGTTCTTCCTCAATTCCTCCTTGTCGGGAGCGTCACTCATACCGATGGCTTTCGAGTCATATACTTTTTCTCCCACGATGCGGGCTACATCTTCCGGTGACAATCCACAACCATTATCCTCTACCGAGATTTCCACGTAATCCTCCTCCTGCCGTGCATATACTTTCACCATACCGCCCTGAGGGGTATATTTACGGGCATTCTCTGCCAGTGTATTTATCATAAACAATGTAAGGGCTTTGTCTGCCTTCACCCGGATATCCGTAGGCTGCACCTCCAACGACTGTCTCTTCATCTCGAATGTACGGCTTCCTTTCCTGAGCAGCTCGAAAAGTTCATTCAATTCGAACGTCTCTATGTTCAGGCTAAGGCTTCCTTGCTTCATCTTTATCCAAAGGGCAAGAATATCATTGTATTCGTTGATGGTAGTAACCAACTCGTCGATATACTGGTATTTCTCCTCCTTTATCCGTTCCTCTTTGATGAATCCTTTTTGAGTCAGTTTCTGCACTTCGTTGATGATACGGTCTATGTACGGATGAATCCCGTTTACAATAGCCATACATGCTTTCTTTATCAGATTTTGCCGTTTGTTCCCCGCGATGTGCTGCTCGTAAATGTAGCGTTGCTTTTCCAGTCTGCGGCGCTCATCCCCAAGGGAGATGGACGTCATGCCGTTGTCGATTGCCCATTGGATATAGGGGGGTATCACCCGTACCATCGCCTGCTCATCCTTGCTCATCCGACGCGGGAACACTAATTGCCCGTTGTCTATGCGGATGTCCTTCACTCCAAACAGCTTTTCCAATTCCGGGCAGACAGCCGTCCGGATAGAGTCGATGATTTCCTCCTCAGTCTGTGCATCTGCCGGAATGGATGCCGTTATCTTCTGACAGATATCCAGCATCAGCTGCAGACGGCGGAGATGCACTCTGTTCCGGTCTTTGGAACGCTTGTTGAAAAACCAGAAAAAGAGGGATACAAGCACGAAGCCCACAATGACCAGTGACAACACGACGTTGAGCTGCCCCGCCTCCTTTTCCAATGCTTGATAGCGGCTTTCCAGCTCTTTATCCTGGCGTGTATCTTCAAGGATATCCAGGTAAATATTGCGGTTATAGTCTGATTTTTCTTTCATCCCGAGTCCTGCATACGAAACGCTCAACTGTTCACGAATACGTGAAATCCACTCGGGTACGGTTTTCAGTTTCTGCTCCATCCATGCCTTCTCCGCACAAATCGTATCTCGACGGTCAAATGCTTTCAGCCAGTCCAAACTATCGTGGCAGTCATAGAAAAGGCGGTGATGGTCATTTACACATTCCAGAGCAAGTTTTAGCGTGTCAAGAGCTTCTGTATAGTGACTGTGGGCATTCAGGTATTTGCCGATAGATACATATGCACCTGCTATCTGATACAAATCCTTGTATTGGCTGAATTTTTGCAATGCCAACTGCCCCAGACGCATGGGAAGCAGCGAATCTACCGGTACTCCAAAACGTGTCAAGGCATGGGAGCGGCGGTCTTGAAAAAATGCGTAATTATCCGGTGAAGCCATCAAGTTGGCAAGTCCCTGCACTCCATTGCCCTCAAAGTAAAGATAGCCCTTGCGCGAAGCCAACTGCCATGCGGTATAGAGCTCATCAAATTCTCTCAGTCTTCGCTCATCCGGTGTCTCACCCTCGCATAAGGCAGCAGAACCTTTGATGTAGTGATAATACAACAGCTGATTGGTATCTGCCAGCAACTCTTGTTTTTTAGTAACTTCATTAATAGAGGCTACAGCTTCCGGACGCTGTTGCAAATAATAATAATACACAGCAGATACAATATAAAATTCCGAACGGGCATAATTCAAACGCATTTGCTCGTGTTGGTCCACAAACAGATTGTCATCCTCCGCTATTCTTTTCATACGGTGCAAGGCACTATTGCGATAATCGTAGAACTCCTTGTTCAACGCCGTCCGCTGATAAATCTTCATCAAACCGATGTCGGCAATAAGGAGTTCCAGTTCATTCTTGGTCAGATTATAGACATCCATATGAAACTTTTCGGCCTGCTCAAAATCCATGCGCATAAAAGCACAAAAGCCCAGATTATTGGATGCTTCCGCTTTTCCTTGTTTATAGAGGCTGACTTCACGGTAGGCCCTTGATGCCGCATGGCAGGATGAATCCAGGTTTTTATAACGAAAAGCATAAGCCACCTGGTTTAGAGAGTCGATAAGGCGTACTTCCTTCATGGGTGCCGTTCCCACACACGAAACCATTGTTGTACAAAGGCACAACAACCCCGCAAACCATATAAAAGAAAGTCGTTTCATAAAGCAAAGCTACGAATAAATCCGGGAAAGAAAAATAATTTTTATACAATAACTCTTGTTTTATGTAACGGGAAATTCCTACCTTTGCATGCAAATTAACAAATAGGTAACATCTATTACACAAATGAGCGAAAAAGCACCCTTTATGGTATTCTCCGGAACAAATTCGAGATACCTTGCAGAGAAAATCTGCGCTAGCCTTGATTGCCCTCTGGGAAAGATGAACATCACCCATTTTGCAGATGGTGAGTTTGCAGTCTCTTATGAGGAATCTATCCGTGGCTCGCATGTATTCCTGGTTCAATCAACCTTCCCTAATTCTGACAACTTGATGGAACTTCTGCTGATGGTTGATGCTGCTAAAAGAGCATCGGCAAAAAGCGTTGTAGCCGTTATCCCTTACTTCGGTTGGGCACGTCAGGACAGAAAAGACAAACCCCGTGTTTCCATCGGCGCTAAACTGGTGGCCGACCTGCTCTCTGTTGCAGGTATCGACCGTCTGATTACGATGGACCTTCATGCAGACCAGATTCAAGGTTTCTTCAATATTCCGGTGGATCATTTGTATGCATCAGCAGTATTCCTCCCCTATATTGAATCCTTGAAACTGGAAGACTTGGTAATCGCCACCCCGGATGTCGGCGGTTCAAAACGCGCCAGCACATTCTCCAAATACCTCGGTGTACCCCTGGTATTGTGCAACAAGACACGCGAAAAAGCAAACGTGGTTGCCACCATGCAAATCATCGGTGATGTAAAAGACAAGAATGTAGTATTGGTAGACGATATTGTAGATACAGCAGGAACCATTACCAAGGCTGCCAACATCATGCTGGAAGCAGGAGCCAAATCTGTCCGTGCCATTGCCAGCCACTGCGTAATGTCCGACCCTGCTTCTTTCCGTGTACAAGAATCCGCACTAACGGAAATGGTATTTACTGATAGTATCCCCTACTCTAAAAAATGTGACAAGGTTAAACAGTTGAGCATTGCCGATATGTTCGCCGAAACCATCAAGCGGGTGATGAACAATGAATCAATCAGTTCACAATACATTATCTAACCGCGGAGCGGTTAGAAATTAAAAATTAAAGGCTGCGCGGTTCTGAAGTGAACATTGCGCAGCCTTTAATTTTTAATTTCTAATTTTTAATTCTAATTCTCCAGCCTTCCCATCTTGTAGGTTCCTTTTCGTATCACCTTTCCGTTCTTGTCTGTTTCTACAAACGGACCGTGTTTTTTGCCTTGTTTGAAGAAGCCTTCATAACGGTTTCCGTTCTTGTCCTCCTGGATACCGCTACCTTCTTCCATACCGTTCACAAAACCGCCTTTATATTTGGTTCCATCGGTCTGAATCAGGGTACCTTGGCCGTTGAACTTATTGTCTTTCCATTCACCTTCGTAAGAGTCACCTACATTCCATTTGTAAGTACCGTATCCGTCACGTTGGTTATCTTTCCAATTACCTTCGTAAACGGCGCCGCTTGCCCACGTAAATGTACCGTGGCCTTCCTGCTTTCCATCCTTGAAGCTGCCCACATACTTGTTGCCGCTAGCATGGTAATAAATGCCCTCTCCGGTACGTTCACCTTGAACATAAGAACCTTCGTAACGGTCGCCGGTATGGAAAAAGTAAATACCTTTGCCATGCTGCATGTCGTCCTTCCAGTCACCTACGTATTTGTCACCGTTGGCATATTCAAAAGTTCCTTTACCGTCCCGGACATCATTTTTCCACTCTCCGTCATATTTGGAACCGTCATTCCAGGTCAGTGTTCCTTTGCCGTCTTTCTTGTCATTCTTCCACGAGCCTACATACTTGGAACCGTTCTTCCAGGTATACGTTCCTTGGCCTTCACGTTTATCATTCACCCAGTCGCCCTCATAAATATCACCATTGTAATAGTACATGGTTCCTTTACCGTGCTGGTAATCCTGAAACCACATGCCGTCATAACGGTTGTTATTCATAAAATAGTAGATACCCCTACCATGCTGCTGGTCTTGAAACCATTGCCCCTCATACTTTTCACCGTCGGGAAACATATATGTACCGTAGCCTTCACGCTTGCCCTTCACATACTCACCCTCGTAGACGTCGCCGTTCTTGAAAACGGTCTTCCCCTTTCCATTGGGCTTGCGCCCTTTTATTTCACCGGTATAGACGGCCCCGTTATCTTTGAACGTATAGGTACCTATCTTTATCTCCGAAGAGAATGTACTTTTCACTTTATCGAAAAAGCCGCTTTTTTTTTCCTGGGCAGTGGCTCCACCTTGGCATAAGAAAGCCAGAATGAGTGCAGTATATAGATATTTCATTAATTGATAATTGATAGTTGATAATTGACAAAGGTAGGATTTATCCGGTAAAATGATGCGATAACTCCCGCTTTTTATGACATTTTTTTGCCGCACACTATTTCTTTTAATTTCTCTTTGCATAAATGCCGCCCTGCAAGTTCACGGATTTCTTGTGGAGTAACCTCCTTGACAGCATCCAGTGCTTCGGCAAAGTAGGTATCCTGCAAGCCCGATACCTGCACAAAAATCCAGGCATCTGCCAGCGAGAATGCAGATTCATAACTACGGCACATGTCTCCCAACATATAGTTCTTCACCATGGAAAGCTCTCCATCGGAAGCCAGCTCGTTCTGAAGGCGGTCTATTTCATGATAAACCTCACCGATAAGAGGCTCCACAAATTCGTTGGCGGCTTCGGCACTGACCGCCAACACTCCCTGCCCCGGATAGGGCATGATGGCTGCGGAGATACCGTATGTGTATCCTTTATCTTCCCGGATATTGGACATCAGGCGACTGCCAAAATAACCCCCGAACAGTGTGACCAGTACGCGGGCCTTCAAGTAGTCCGGATGATTACGGTCCAGGGAAAGCATGCCCATACGGACGGCACTTTGCAGGGCGTCCGGACGTTCGATGAAGATACGTTTTCCGGAGGTGGTAACCGGATGGAATTCTGTCTTCTCCGGTTTACGGAAATCCGTACCGAAAGCCTCGCAGCCAAACAAGGACTCTATCCTGTGGATGCAATCACCGGTTACCTTACCCGAGAGATAGATGCTGCAATTATTGGAATGATAGTAACGGTCATAAAACTCGCGTAGCACCGCAGGAGTGATGCGCCGATAATCCTCTTCCTGCACCAGACGTCCACCGGGATGCTGCCCGCCGTACAGAGCCTTCACCAATCCGCGGTGCGCCAGAAAGTCCACCTTGGAAGAGTTGACAAGAAACTGCTGGATATTGTTGTCTACAATCACTCCCAGCTCTTTCTCGGGAAATACCGGCTCTTTGACGATAGACTCCAATATGTCAAGCGTTTGGGGAAGGTATTTATTCAGAGAATAAAGGGTGACATAGGCATACTCGGATGCACTGGACAATTCCAGCCAGGCTCCGTAATAGTCCAGCTTTTCCGCTATCCGGGCGGCATCGTAGCGTCGGGTGCCCTCGCGAAGCATGCGGTTCGTAAACAACGCCTGCAAGGGCTGTTTCTGTTGCCATCGGCCGCCTGCCATGAGGAGATCGATACGTGTCACTTCATTGTCACCGGCATTGAGCACGCTCAATGGCACGCCATTAGGCAACTTGATACGTTCCGGCCTTTGCACCACCAGTTGTTCCGGTTCAAGAATCCGGGGTTGGTCACTTCGGTTCAGCATGGGCTTTCTAGTTTACAGCCCATGGCTTTTAAGAAATTCTTCTGCCCGTTCCAAATCTTGAGGAGTATCTATGCCGATAGTTTCTACATCCGTGATACCTGCTTTGATAGTGTATCCGTTTTCCAACCAACGAAGCTGTTCCAATGATTCGGCAATCTCGAGGGATGACTGCGGAAGGGCGGTTATCTCTTTCAGTACCTCTACGCGATAGGCATAAAGGCCGATATGCTTATAATACGTATGGTTCTTCAGCCAGTCTTCCTTCGCCGCATTACGCTGGTAGGGAATGATGGAACGGCTAAAATAGAGGGCATTCCTGTTTTTGTTGAGCACAACCTTCGGAGAGTTCACATTTTCCAGTGCCTCGAAACCATTATCTACCGTAAAGGGTTTCACCAGAGTGGCTATCTGGGTGGCCGGATCGTCGAAACATGCTTTGACGGCTTGTAACTGCGAAGGCTGGATGAAAGGCTCATCCCCCTGGATATTCACCACGACATCAAACTGTCCTCCTATTTTTGTACAAGCTTCCTGACAGCGGTCGGTGCCGCTTTTATGTTCGGTGGAAGTCATTACCACCTTTCCTCCGAATGCTTTTACTGCGGCTTCAATACGCTCATCGTCCGTAGCCACGTATGCATCGTCCAAGATTCCTGCCACTTGCTCGTATACTCGCTGTATCACGGTTTTTCCACCTAACACCGCCAATGGTTTGGCTGGAAAACGCGTAGATGCGTAACGGGCAGGTATGATTCCTAAAAATTTCATTTTCAATCTTCGTTTTTTAAAATGAGAGTGTATCCGAAAGTGTTCATATACTATCGACACATCTCCTTATATTCTTTATTATTATAACAGTTGTTTCAATCCTCGCAGGATATAATCACGTTTCAAATCTTTTGGCTTATAGACAGTCCCGTCACAAGACAACAAGTCTATATCCAGCCGTACAATTTCCTGCTCCTTCTCCTCGGGCTTCCTTCCGGCTTCCCGTTCGATGGCTTTCAGGCAGGCGGTGACTTCCTCTACCGGATTATCGGAAGCAAAGCATGCCACCTGATTGGAGAACAGATTCGGACGGTGAAAGAACAAAGGTACCGTCTCCTCCTCTTCCGAGAAACGTATTCCCGAAAAAAGTTCCGTCAAGCGTCTGCGAGCCAGTTCCATGTTCTCCCTCCGCTGCTCGTTGCTCCCAATACTAATCGTATAATCCATTTTTTAAGGTGAAAGGGGAAAAGGTGAAAATTGAAAGTTTACCTTTCCACTTTCAATTTTCACCTTTCAACTAATT